CCACGTTTATTTGTGGCAGCTGAATTATAAGTAAATCCAGTATAATTACCGCTATCTCCGACAGCTAATGGAGAAATATCAGCGCCATAGAATACGCCCGTGTTGGTTATAATTTTATCGTATGTATTATTGTTTTGGAATGCCAATCCAGTTGCAAAAACAAAGCCCGTAGCTCCAGTATTATAGTAGCAAAATAATTTTTGACCTGCTGCGCCAGTTCCCGTATAAGCTGGAAATTGTGATGGATAAGTCTCAGAATTAACAAATCCATTTGTATAGCCAGAAAACTTATATACACCGCTCAAATTGTTATTACTTAACAAGGCTCCAGTAATAGTAAACTGTTCGGCTCTTTGTCTTCCCGTGATGGCTAACTGCTCTAATTCAGATGATGTAGAATATCCAGTTGGAGTATAAAGAGTAATGAATCCTGTATATTGACCACTAAGAAATTGATTATCAATTCGCAGTTTTTTATTTGGTAGATCGACATCTAAAACCCTTCCATAGTTAGAAGCACGGGTTTTCATTTCATCTTCAATCACAATCAAATCTCCAGGTCTACACAATAAAGCTTCTAATCCTGCGGCAAAATCAACACTTTGATTTTCTTTTGTTGTTTGATAAATAATGTGTTGACCAATGCGTCGAGCCATTGCTCTCGATGTAACGCCAGATGTGTTGATTGTCGTTTTGAAAACGCCTCTTTTTCGAATATCTTGTTCGTCTTGAATATATTCGACTTTTGTTTTATAGTTGTCAAAACGGTCCAAGTATACAACTTCAACAGTATTAAATTGCAAATCTCTACGAACATTGCTATAGTTAAAGATTCCTTCTTTGACATTAGCATTATTAAACAAAGCTATAGGTGTTCTTGGTCTATCATCAAGAAAGTGGATTTCAGAACCACCGAAGAATACTATACCACGAAATAAGTTCGCGATGATGTTAATTGCGTCATAAACTTTTGTTTGCTCTTTGAACAAAATATTGCAAGAGAATCGCGGCTCTAATCCGCCCACTCCATCACTAACACCAATAAAATAACCTTCGTCATTTACCGCATCGCAGAATCTAGCGATCTTATAAAGCTCCCATTTATTGACTTGTGATTCGTCAATATACGCCCCTAATCCATAGCGCTTGCTTGTCAATAGATCATACAATATCCACGCTGGATTATCCGTCCAACCAAGAGTAAATGAACCGTCCCAATCTCCATCATAAATTTGCTTTATGGTAGAATAGTCTTTGGCATTTTTGACATATCGAATATCCAATCTAGTTGCGGTGTCAATTACTTTATAGTTCGATGGTATTTTTACTTTCTTTAACTTACAATCATAACTGCGTTCTGGAATAGAACCAAAGGAACGTGCATCTAATTTGATTCCAGCAATTGCTGAAAATGGATAAGAAAGTCGTTGATCAATGATTTCTGTAACTTTTGCCAGAGCAATATCTTTATTTATTAGAGTCGAATTGGTTTCACATGACAACTTGACAACTTTGATATATCGTTTTGTTGTCGATGGATCTTCACCATTAACCAAGGCTGGAAGATCAAATGGTCGTGTTAAATTTGCATCATTCAAATTTTCTCCATCAATCAGTTTTACTGAATCTTTTAACAAATTTTCCGCTGCGCTGTAATCTGCACCAAAATCAATTATACACGATCCCTCAATCAAACCAACAATTGAATAGGAGTAAGATTTATCATCTTTCTTTTGTCCATTAGAGATTTTGCCAGTTTCAATTTTTATTGCCACAATAGATGGAATTTTTGAACCAGCTTCTAATTTTCCGACATCTCTAACTTTATCAGTCGTAATGTGGATAGTATCTGACAGAGAGTTGACAATAATTGAAAGAGAAACTTTATCAACAAAGGGATTTTCAATAGTATGGGTTACAGCTAATGCATCGTAATCTTTTTTCTCGTTTTCATTATTCCAATCAGAATAATTATTAGGCGCTGTTCCATAAGGTCTTTGATCTGTCGAACCTTCTTGCCCAGCAATCAAAGCAGTTTGAGATATGCTCAAATTATCAGCAGTTAAACCAGCAGCGCCCAATCTAAACCGAGAGTCTGAATTATTAATGACAATTCTTTGTATCGCTTGTGATTTGACAAATGGTCCCAATAACTTAGCCTCATAAGCGTAGTCGTTCACTACTTTGTCAAAGCCCCTCAAACTTTCTTGAAACTCTTCTCCGTTTTTAAACTGGCATGATACATTAGAAAAATTAAATAATTCATTCGTCCGTGTGGATATTTGTGATACTTTTTCAGTCGCCTCGAATCTAACATTCTGTTGATTCAGTGCGATCAATAAACTTTTGGAAAAATAATACCAATTGCTTTTTTTTTGCTTTGGATTGCGCAATTCAATCAGTGGAGCAGCTATTACAACAATGCTTCTAACCGCTCCTGTATATTTATTATTTGTAATAACTGGTTGAGTCAACGTATATACATAATCGAATTTATTAGATAAACCATTAATCGAGAAATCAATTTGCTGCTCGCTTGATATTGGTGGTGAAAAATTTAATTGCAAATTGCTCAAATCAATAATAATAAAAGAAGTGTTAACTAATCCAGAAACGCGAGTTTCAGATACATAATTCGATTGATTCATTAGATTTGTTATTTTATCTAATGTTTTAATATTTTCTTGAGCGATTAATCGAGCCGTTGAATCTCCATTGAATTTAGATTCATTCACAACATGGCTTTGAAAAGAGTTTAAAATGGCCGATTTCTTAGCAATAGGAGAACCATGGTGAATTTCAATTTTATTACTCTCCAATGTCCAGTATGGCGGCAAAGGATTAAATGCTGAAATATTAAACAAGTCATTCCAGCTAGCTTCATACAATGGAATTGTTGTTTGGCGTACGCTTTCTTTATATTTTGAAACAAAAACACCTTCAGTCGGCAATTGTTGTTTTGTGATAGTTTTAAACTTACCATTTTTCATCCAAATACTACTGATAGCATTGGTTAAATTAGCAATCGACACGCTTGCGTAACTTTTTGCTAGATTCAGGCTTTCGGTATTTTGAATTGGAGTGTTATCTAAATAAATACCTTTAAAAATACTATCATCAAGCGGCTGGCCATTTTGATCGACCAATCCTTCAATTGGACCGTCAGAAATCAAATCAATAATCTCTGCAACGCTATACGAAGAAACAGATTTGAATCCACCCAGTTTTGGCGGATTTAAGATGGCTGGTTTTGGTTTCGGCGCTCCACCACCAGCTCCTCTAATTAAAAGTTTTTTATTAATATGTTTCATTACGAATTTCTATCATTATTACGAGATTGTCCATCCACAAATAAAGAATTTTCTTTTTCAAATGCTTGGGGATAAGACTTAATTGTTGACTGTATCACAGCAGAACCAACTCGTAAACGTCCATAACCTACAGGAACTGGAATGCCCTGTTCCGCAGTATTCGCTTTGGAAGAAAACAAGAAAGACTGTTTTGCTGAATTAACATCCGCAGATGGTCTATCCATTTTTGGTTTTGGAGCAAGTGCCATTTGAATACCCATCATAGCGATGCCAACACCAATACTGACTAAACTCTGACCAACCAATCCAGCTGAACTTCCCAAAAAAGCTGCGCCCATACCAGCGCCAATTGCAAATCCAGCTCCCGCAGTCAACACGCCCAAAGCTATCACTGCAATAGCCATTCCCGCTCTACCCGCTCCACATACTAATGGAACAATATCAATCTGTTGATTATCTGATGCAATAGAAAGCTCTTCCATTGTTGTGATTTTTTTCCCATCTACAAGTAAAACGAAATGAATTCCTTGATGAGCTAATTCGACAATTCTATTGCGAAAATTACCATAAGAGCATGAAATAGCATCAAACACTTCTTTGGGGCGTTTGATTTCCAAGCAAAAAGCTTTTTTAAACTCTTTAGCTAATATTCCATGTAGTGTTACGTTCATCATTTCAGAGCCTCCTTTAACCTTGCAAATGCTTTTACATCTAATTCGCATTCACTAGGTTCATAAATATGGAATTTTTTGGTATTGAGGGAATAAATCACAAAAGGAACACAACACGCCTCTGCCATTTTAATATCAAACTCAGAGGGCATTTCATCTCCTGCAATATGACTATGAAAAATAGCCAACATATCGTTGTCTCCAGCGAACATTAAATATGATGCAGGATTAATAGCAAAAAAGTTTTTTGGATCTATGGCATCATTCTTTTCTATAGTTGCGATATATTGCGCATGATCCCAACCAATGAATCCACAAACTTCTTGAGCTACTTGTTCATTGCAAGCATTAACTATAAAATCGCGTATTTTGGCGATTGATTTATTTCTGATCTCTTTAACCATATTTTTCAGTTCCAGGAAATCCACCAAATGGTAGATCTATATTTTGTTTTGGAGAGTTAATTATCTGAGTAAAAGATACCGATGCAGTGTCATAGGTATTCAATGTTGATGGATTATCTCCAGATACTATTAGTTTTTTACTAGCGTTGTTTCTGCCGCTAATACCAGTGGTCGAATCATTAATTTCCATTTCCCACCAGCCTATCAAGTCTTCTGTATTGGTTTGTTTTCCTGTAAAATCGCTGTAGTCTCTATACATAGATTGATTGTGGTCATCAATTCTTACATTAATTCCACTTGAACCAGTCCAAAATGCCGTAGGACCAAATTTAATTGGGCTTATAAGCTCCATATTACTCACAATTTGATTAGAAGCGCCCACAGGATTCGGAACAAATTCACCGCCTGTTGGAAATTGCCAATCATTTAATCCAAATTTGAGACGATACTGATTGCCGACAATACCACTTTGATAGTTAGGGTTTTTAAATCTAAAATATTCACCCGTCGATCCAGATAAAGTAAAACGACCTGTTTCTGATACACCATCAGTCAATTCAATATAGCCAGAAGTAACGCCTGTTGGAGTTAAACCAGTCGCATTTCCACCATAGCAAATCAGATGCAATGGTCTCAATTCATCATTCTTCCATGGAATACTTAAAGTTCTATTGATTTGCTGCGGTGTAGCGCCTGTAGTGCGAGTCGCAAAGTCTAGCAGAAGATTTTGTCCAGAAAGATACAAATTCAAACCGCTATAACGGCATCCGCCGCTCACATTGTGAAAGACTGAATATAGTTCATTGGGGTATAAATCTCGCCCAGTTAAACCCACCCATGTTGAAATTTGAAAAAAATCATTTCTGTGTAGTGGGATAGATTCTTGATCATTGTAAATCAAGTTGGGCGGATTAGCCTCAAAAACAGCCACTTCACTCAATGATGGCACAGTAGTAACACCACTGCCCGAAATAATGATTTTTTTGACTGAAGTATTGGCAAAGCCAGTAGTCGCTCGCGTTCCATTAGTTGGAATGCTCAATACGCCACTACGGACAACAGTATTAGAGCTATCAAATAAACGAATATATGCGTTGTTAAAGTGAAGCTGTGTTGATGGATTATCATACAAATCAATACGATTGATATTTTTTGCACTCGACCACTCTAATCCAATCATGCCGCCTGTTTTTGCACTACCAGATGCAGTCCATGAGCTATCAGTTCCTGTAGTTAAATTTACTAAATTAGTTGGTGGCGATCCAGATATAAAAGATGATCCAGATATTGTGGCATTAGGCGCAATATTATTATAACGTAAAGTTCCTGTGCGCTGCGTAAAATCAACGAAATAAGCTGTTCTTTGCTCAGTCGCAGCGTTGAACTCAATAGCTCCTTTGCCGAAGCGTAATTTGCAGCCGTCTAGTTTTTTATTGCAGCCATCTCGTTTCCAAAGAGATGGATTTTTATCTGGTATCGTGGAGGGAGAGCTGGCATGACCTGATTGGCAAACATACCAAATTTTGGCAAACTCTATTTCCAGAGGATCTTTTGGATTGACAATTGTAATTTTTTGATTTTCAATATACGCCGCTTCGCCAGATGTATACGATCCCTGTTCTGACCATTTTTTTTGCGCTTGATTAGCAAACCAATCAATAGGGTTGCCCACAATTAAGCTTTCGCCTTCTTCGGTGGCAATTGGTATTCCGTTATAATTACAACCATTACCGCGATAATGCCACGAACAATATCGAGACATAATCAAACGATTATTCACTTCAAAGTTTTCTAAATCCAACGGCGAAGTCAATTCCAGCTCAATAAAAACTTTATTTTCTGCGGTCTTTTGACCTATAACGAAAGCATCATTAGAAAGCTCTGCTGATGCATCTGCCTGTCCCCATGGATTTCCTCCATCGAAATTAACATCGTCTAAGTGTTTTACAAAAGTTCTTTTACGAACAACTTTCGCAAATTGCAAGTCATCGTTATTAATCAATAGATCAGTGGCGAAATAATCTTTATTAGAGATGCGCATTTTTGGTCGCGCCAATTGACCATTTGCATTGACTTCGAATCCATCTGTTTCTACTGGAATTGGCAAGTATTCAATACCTTGCCATACAACACCTTTATTATAAACAGAACCTCCATGAAAAGCAATAAATGCGCTTGGATTGTCAACAGTATTGAAATAGAGTAAAAAAAGCTCTATAATAGCTGTGGGTTGCAGTTCCAATAAACTGCTTGCTATCCGATCTTGTCCTTGCGCCATACTCTAATTTACACTATTATAAATCAAAAAAATGAACTTTCAGCAGTTAAAGAATGATAATGAAATGATTGCATCGGCTGTGATGGATTATTGTGTCCGCTCAAAACCCTACGACTTCTGTTCTATCAAAAGCCAATCACTGAAGATTATTCAAATTAAGAAATATTACGAATTTCTATTAAACGAATGCGACATCTACTATTGCAGCGAAAATAAGAAAGTCACATTTTTTATCGCCATATCCAACTACGATACACATATCGAAATACAATTTATTTTCAGCAGCCCATTTGATATAGAAAAAAACTTTAGAGTATTTAGAGAGTTCCACTGGAATAAATTCAATCACAATAAACCATTCGTTGGAGAAGTGCGGCGGCACTACAAATTAAAAACCTATTTAAATTACATAAAAAAAAGAGACAAAAATGCAAAATTTTCCCTTGACAACGGCAAGATTTTAGTATCATATAGCAGAGATGGCTTATAAAAACAGATACGACAAGACAGGCGAAGCATTCGAAAGCGGCGACAAAGCTGAGTCTTCATTTGAATCCGCAATCACGAAAGCTGGTTTGTCTTGCGAGAAATCCTCTTTTCAAGAAGAGATTCGCCACATTGATTATTGGATTGAAGGGTTAAAGCTTCCCAGAACGCCAGTCGATGTGAAAGCTCGAAAGAAAGTTAAACGCGCCGACGACAAATATAATGACGATGTAGTTTGGATTGAGTTCGCCAATGTTCAAGGCAAGAGAGGATGGCTTTACGGCGCTTCTACCATCATCGCATTTGAGCGTGAACACGACTTCCTGCTCGTCGATAGAAAGCTTTTGGCGCGGCTATGCGAAAAGCTCTGCGACCTTTCTCAGCTCAACGTCGATGTTCGCATACCACTCTATACTGGCTACCAAAGAAAAGGACGAAAAGATCTTCTTTCTTTGATTAAAATGACGGACATTGTCAACGGAATCAAACACACAATACTTAAAAAACAATGAAAATGCCTACAGTTACAGTAATCGGTGAAAATAAACTGTTCCCATGGAAATTGGGTGATCAACCTGTCTGCGAAGCGTTCGAGCCGCTGCCCGAAAATTTGCACAAAATAGTTCTTGACAAAGTCAAATACATAGCGCAAATTAACTCCGCCAAGATTCACGGAAATGAAATATTCATCGAATGCTACATGACCAACAATTTTGACACGGGACGGATTGCGTTTAAATTGACTTATGAATAACTTTCAAACAATCACAGCAATTATTCTTCTGATTATACTAGAAACAATAAAATAACAATATGGCACATAACAAATACAGAGTATTCGACAAAAAAAATAACTTCCATCAATCGTATGATGGAGCATTAAAAGGTGCAGAACAGTGGGCGCGAGATTGCGCCAAGAAAATCGGCGGCTATGTTTTTCAATATAGCGAGTTCGATTTTGCCAATGGCACGAATCCATTTAAACTCTACGATTTCGTAGATCAAGGTAAATCAAAATGAGTGTTTATTTCGTAGGCGATCCACACTTGGGTCACAAAAATATTGCAAAATTTCGTCCGTGGGTCAAATCTATGGAAGATAATACGACAATCTTTTGTCATTTTTGGCAGCACACTATCCGCAAAAACGATATTGTATATGTCATGGGCGATGCAGCGTTCTCTGATGAAACTTTGGCAGTATTCAAAAATCTTCGTGGTCGCAAAATTCTAATCAAAGGTAATCACGATGATTATGTTTCGACAAAACTTCAAGCAGAAGTGTTTGATGAGATTCACGGCATGATTTCATACAAGCGACTGTGGCTAACGCATTGCCCAATTCACCCGCACGAAATGCGCGGTCGAGTTGCAAATGTTCACGGTCACGTTCACTCCAAAAGCATCAAAAAGAAAACATGGTATGGCGCTTGGAAAGATGATCCTCAATACATCAATACGTGCGTTGATCATGTGTATGAAAAGACTGGTGGATATACGATCTTTACCTCTCTCGAAGAAATTAAAGCAAAACTAAACATCAAGTGAAAAATATAATAGCTGGGAGTCGAGACAAAGTTTCCTATCAAGATGTAGTAAATGCTATTGAAAGCTGTCCATGGACAATTACAGAAGTTGTTTGCGGCAAAGCAAGAGGAGCAGATACTTTTGGCGAGATGTGGGCAAAGAAGATGGGTGTCCCTGTCAAAGAATTTCCTGCTGATTGGAAAAATCTTGGCAAGGCTGCTGGACCTATTCGCAACGCTCAAATGGGAGACTATGCAGACGCATTGATCGCTGTTTGGGATGGAGAAAGTCGTGGCACTAAAAATATGATTGACTATGCCACAAAAAAAGGATTAAAAATACATATTCACATTATTAAAGATGACAAATAAATACTTTTGAAAAAGTTCTTGTTCATTTTTGAGTGTAAAGGTATACATGATTCATTTTGATCGAGAACAATTTAAAATTGATGCGACTTCTGCCAATTTTACTGCTGAACAATTAAGACTTAAATATGGTTTCAAAACTAAAAATAAAATTTACTACCATGCACAAAAACTAGGAATAAAAGTAAATATTAAAAAAGATATTAGCGCTTATCAAACAGAAGAATTTCGTAAAAAAATATCAGAAGCCCTTACGGGAATCAAAAGATCTCCCGAACAAATAGAAAAATACAAAACTGCTGCAAAAAAAAGAGGAAACAATAGACCAAAGGGAACATACCAACATTCAGAAGATGTAAAACAAAAAATTAAAGAAACTAATAAAAAAACTTGGAACAGCTTGCCCGAAAAATGGGTTCAGGCATGTTCAAATAACGAAAACTGGTTTAAAAAACTTAGAAAAATAGATATTGAAAAACTTAACGAATGGGAAAGGTATCTTTATCAAGTAAGAAGTTTGTCTTATAGAAATGCTAAAAAATTCTCTCATTTAATTAGTGGGGAAAAACAAGATGGCTATCATTTAGATCATATTGTATCAATTAGCGATGCTTTTAATAATAAACTTGATATTGAAATCGCCTCGCATTACGTTAATTTAAGATATATTCCAGCTAGAGAAAATTTAATCAAAAACTTTCGTAGCGATATGTCTATAGACGATTTAAAACAAAAATATTATGGCACAAAAAAATAACAAAGTTGAATTAATTGGATATTATGGAAGTGATGAAATCATTGCTTGTTCTGCTTGGACTTCTACCTCAAGAAACCTAACTGATGACAAGCGTGGCAGAATTGATAAAATGATCAATATGCTTTGGTCAGAAGGGCATCATACGCCTTGGGAAAAGGGAGTGGTTCACTTCCTAGTTGATACGGAAATCGCTAGTCACATTCATTTGCTTAAACATCGTATTGCGTCTATTAATGCTGAGTCTGCTCGATATAAAGAACTGAAGGAAGATAAGTTTTACATTCCAGAAGATTGGAAAGGTGTCACTAATTCTTCTTATCTTGCAGTATTTGATGATGATAAAGGATTGTATAAGCCAAATGAAATAGATTGGGGCAGTGTATTAGAATCATATACTGAATTAGGCAATGATCTTTACCACTCTTGTCTAAAAGACCTTGAACCTGTTCTTGGACGTAAACGCGCAAAAGAAAGCGCTCGTTTCTTCAAGACTTACAATAGTCAAATTGAAGCAGATGTTATGTTCAACATGCGATCTTTCGCCAACTTCCTCAAGCTTCGCCGCAGCGAACACGCACAAAAAGAAATTCGCGAAATCGCTGATGAAATGCTACAGCTTGTTAAACAAATAGATGGAAATCCTTTCGAACATACACTAAAAGCCTGGGGCTACTAATATGAAAATCAACATCAAATACCACGACATTGTCAACTATGTTCTTGGAACATGCAGCTACCATCCTATGGAGTTGGTTATTGACCCAATCAGATACATGATTGATGACGATCTCATTTATGATAGGAAAATGCAAAAATGTTTTCCCCAAAATAAAGACTATCGAAAATTTATGGACAAGATCTTGATCTTGAAAGAATCGGCAAAAGACTTCGATACCCTGCAAGTCCAAGGATTCTGCCGTGAAATTGAACAGTTTGCGCCATTGGAGGTTAATTTGCAATGATTTCTGCCAAAGTATCACAAACAATCAATGTCGATCTATCTCCAGCAGATGCAAAAGAGGTAGCGATCAAATATATTTGTGCTGTTTTTGATTGGAAAACGTCCTATTCGATACGTCCCGACGAAAAAACTGGCGAAGATTGGGTCTTTCACAAGACAACTGTATATTCTTCCCATTCTTTTGATACAGAGTTCAGATTACGGATGGCAACCGACAGAGACAAAATTGTCTATCAATTTCTTCAAGAAATGCAGAAAACTTAAAAAAACAGGGTGTAAATATAGGAAAGTGAAAAACCTTTTCTCAAAACTTGCAAGTTTTCTTGGGGCGAAATCTTCGACCCCAAGTTTGCCGCTTTCTAGCCCTAACGCACCCAAAAAAATGCCAAATAAATACTCCGAAACAGTCGCACTGTCAGCTCAGACCAATGGACCATACGCTCGTAAAATCGCTCCTAAAGCTATTGTTATGCATGATACCGAGGGCAACTATAATGGTTCTATTGATTGGACTAGCAGAATCAATAATCCATCGACAGGTGAAAGACTCTATGCTAGCTATCACTGCATCATTGCGCGTGACGGCAGACGAACAATCACCAACCGTGATGACAATAGAGCGTATCATGCTGGTGCTAGCTCCTTCAAGGGCATGACAAGCCTCAACAACTGGGCTATCGGTGTGGCATTTGAGCGCAGTTCCTACACAGAGCCTCTACAACCTGCTGCAATCGAGTCTGCAATCGAATACATTCTTCCCTTGATGAAGAAATGGAACATTACTCCTGACATGGTTACTGACCATAGAACGATTGCTCCGAACCGCAAAAAAGATCTCAATCCAAAAGAATTTGCTAAATTTCACGAAGCACTAAAAAAGCATTTTAAATAATACAATCTAGTGTAAATATCTGCAAATGGAGCCAGAGAAATCAATGATCAAGGAGTTTTTGGGGGGAGGATGGGTCATTCCTCTGATCGGTGCGGCAGCGATGCTTGCTCGCTTATTGTCGGCTCAAAAAAAGATAGGTATTATTGAATATGCAAAAAAGATCACCGCAGCGGCTATCTCTTCTTCGATTGCATGGTTTATTTTAGAGCAGACTGATATTTCTTCGCTCTATAAAGCTATTTGTTATGGCATTATCGGCGTAATCAGTCCAGAAATAATCAATGGAATCATTAAACTTGGTAAAAAATTCCAAGAAGACCCCGAAAAATACATCAAAAAATAATTATTTTTTGTAGTAATCAAAAAAACAGGTCATTACCTCCATATTGATATTGCTAAAATGATCGGCAGGAAGCAGCCGCTTTGGAACAAGCTCGCGCAACTTTGCGCATTCATACAGACTTTTTCTACGAGACCAAAGATTCGTAAGAAATACGTATTGGTAGTAGTATAAATAAATGTTGGCATTTTGTGCATAGATTTCAGGGTCGGTGATATTGAATTTCTTGATTAATTTTAAAGCCCTGCTCTCACAATCTCTTTCAACTGCAATCACTTTAACAAAATCCTCCCACTGTCTTAGAGACACTTTCCCTTTTTGTAAGGCGCTCCAAATATCTCCCGACTCATACCACATTGGAATGCGCTCCACAGCTTGCGTAAGATGTGCAAACTCATGTACAAAGATAGTATAAAAATTGGGGTTTTTAGTAGCAAGAACCATCTCATCACCATCACAAAAACCAGAGCATTTAAAATCTTTAAATTCTTCCTGCGAAACTGTTTTTCTAGGAACTAGCGTAATCGTTTTGCCGTGTTTTTGGCAATAGTCTCGCGCATATTCTTCGAATTTGTGAAAGTTTTTGAGATTGATTTTACCCTTCATAAGCTATCATAAAAGTCTTCTAATTTTTCCTTTTCTTCTTTTGTCATAATAGTCACGAAGCATGGCGTAGAATCGCCAACATAAGCACCAATTTGATTATATTCGAAAAACTCTTCAGCTTCATCGTATGAAATTACGTCATCAATTAGTTTTGAAATAATTTTTCTTTTATCGTAGCAAAGAATAGGAGGTCTGCCGAATTGCTCGACAACCCCAACAATGCAATCATCATATCCGTCCATTTTCATAAATGGCTCTTTGTTTTCTGGTTCAGGAATCATAAATTACTTCGTCTTCGTCGTTAGAAACAATGAGAGTCGCTTTGCTTTTCTTGTCTCCCCATTGGCTGTAGCAGATTGCTGCTCGCTGTTTACTATCGGGATATTCGCTATTCATAGTGCTATCGCTCATACAAGATGCGATAAACTCTTTTCTTGATTGTTTTTTGGATTTGGGAGTTGGAATAGGCATATTGTTTTTATTGAAAATTGGTCGCGGGAGTGGAATTTGAATCCACGACCTCTACGTTATGAGCGTAGCGAGCTACCAACTGCT